CCAACCTGCTCGCAATGGAGGACCCCGATGAAGTCCCGCCCGATGTGGCCGAAGTCATTCAATGCGCGGACGACCTCTGGGCGTCTTCGGTTGCGAAGTTCAGCCGCCTCGCACAGCTTGCTGATGAGGAGGATGGTCGAGTTCGCGGAGCTTTCGTCTTTGCCGGAGGAAGCGCCACAGGCCGCGCCAGTTCCTACGGAGCCCAAGTTCACAATTTCACTCGCAAATGCGCCAAGGAACCCGAAGCTGTTAGAACTGCGATGGTCCGAGGCCATGCAGTTGTACCAAGATTTGGAAAGCGCGTTACTGATGTCTTACGGGGAATGCTCAGGCCCTCACTGATCCCGGCCAAGGGCAAGAAGTTCGTGGTGGCCGACTGGTCTGCCGTCGAGGCGCGCGTCACGCCCTGGGCGAGCAACCAGCCCCAGGCGCAGGAGGTGCTGGACGTCTTTCGCGCTGGGCGCGACATCTACATCCGCGAGGCGGCGGGCATCTACCGCATGCCCGAGGACCAGATCGGCCCCGAGTCCGACGAGCGCCAGATCGGCAAGGTGGCCATCTTGTCGCTGGGCTTTGCTGGCGGCGTAGGCGCGTTCGCCGCGATGGGCCGCAACTACGGCATCAACCTGCCCGAGTCCGACGCCCGTCGGATCGTCGATGCGTGGCGGCGCGCTAACTCCTGGGCCGTGGCCTACTGGCAGGACTTGGAAGCCGCCTACACCCGCGCGATGCGTAACCGGGGGCATGAGTTCAAGGCGGGCAAGGTGACGTACATGTTCGACGGCCAGCATCTTTGGTATGCATTGCCGTCGGGCCGCATACTTTGCTATCCATTCGCCCGCCTGGAGGCCGAGGGCGTGACCTACGCGAAGTCTGCGTGGAAACCCGCAGTCGATGCAAAAGAGTGGCCGCGAGGGCGTCTGTGGAAGGGTCTGGCGTGTGAGAATATCACGCAGGCCACCGCGAACGATCTACTTCGGCACGCGCTGCGCCAACTCGACGACGTGGTGCTCCACGTTCACGACGAGATTGTCCTCGAAACGAGCGATCCCCAGGCCGCAGAGAATCTTAAACGTGTGATGTGTACGCCGCCCGCGTGGGCGAGCGATCTGCCCCTGAATGCGGGCGTTAAAACAATGGAGCGTTACGGCAAATGAACTTCGTCGACTTCATCATGGGGTTGGCTCCCGAGGGAGAAACCGCGCTGTTCGTGCAGCAGAAACTGACTGGCGGCACTTACGCCGACGGCAAACCCAAAGCAACGTGGCCCGCCTATCTCAAACCCAAAGGCAAGGGCGCGTGGTTTGGCAACACCGGCAGCTTCATCGTGGACCGCTTCAAGGACGGCGTGCCTAGCGCCTCGAAGGCCAATTGCGAGTATGTGCTGGTGATGATGCTGGACGACATCGGAACCAAGGCCAAGGAGCCCCCGCTTGCCCCGACATGGAAGATCGAAACGTCCCCGGGCAACTTCCAATGGGGCTATGCCTTCTCCGAGCAGCCGACTAAGGGCGCGTTCGTGGGTGCGATGCTGGCGATTGCCGAGGCAGGCTACACCGACCCGGGCGCAAGCAATGCCGTGCGTAACTTTCGTCTGCCGGGCTCCGTGAACAACAAGCCGGGGATGAATGGCTTCGAAGCCGTGCTAACGCACTTCGACCCCAAGATCGAATACACGCTAGATGAGATTTGCGCCGCCCTGGGCGTGATCCCGCACCCCGAGCAAACCGATGTGCTGCGCCCGATCCGCATGGACGACACGGGGCAGGATGACGTGCTCGCGTGGCTGTCCGCGCAGAACCTGCTCTTGTCGCGCCCGAATCACGAAGGCTGGGCGGGCGTTGTTTGCCCCAACAGCGCGCAGCACACTGACGGCAACGTCGAGGGCCGCTATATGCCGCTTAACCGCGCGTTTTGCTGCTACCACGGCCACTGCACCGAGCTGGATTCGGGCGTGTTCCTGCAATGGGTCGCCGACAACGGAGGCCCCAAGCACACGCCAGGACTGCGCGAGGATTTGCTCGTCTCGGCTATGGATTCGGCGTTGTCCAAACTCACGCCGACAGTCGAGTTTCCCAATGAGGCCGCAGTGATCGAAGCCGAAACCGAGCGCAAAGAACTGGCCCGCCTGGAAAAGGCTGAGTGGTGGGATCGCTTTGCGTATATACAAGAAGATGACGCGTACTTCGACATGCAAGACCGCCGCGAACTGAGCCGAAGCACCTTCAACGCCCTTTTCCGTCACATCGGCTGCAAGTCGATCCACAATGGGCGCAAGATCGAACCGGCTATCTCATTTGACGAGCAGCGTCAATCCAAGGGCTCCAAAGCCCTGGTGGGCATTACCTACGCCGCCGGGCAACCGGGCATCGTCAACCGTCAGGGTCACGAGTACGGCAACCGCTGGCGCAATGCAAGACCGCAACCCAAAGCAGGCGATGTCTCGCTGTGGCTGCGTCACGTCGAGCGCCTTGTTCCGATTGACTTCGAGCGTGAGCACCTGCTGAACGCCCTGGCCCATAAGGTGCAGTTCCCAGGCCATAAGATCAACCACGCGATCCTAATGGGCGGTAACCCAGGCTGCGGCAAGGACACGCTTTTCGCTCCGTTCTTCTGGGCCATCGGCGGGCCCACCAAGACCAATTGCTCGCTGGTCAAGAACGAAGACATTACCTCGCAGTGGGGCTATTCGCTCGAATGCGAGGTCATGGAAATTGCCGAGCTTCGGCAAACTGAAGCCAAGGACCGAAGGGCCCTTGAGAATCAACTCAAACCCATCATCGCTGCGCCGCCCGAGTTGCTGCCCGTGAACCGCAAAGGGCTGCACCCATATATGGCGCTTAACCGCGTCTTCGTCGTGGCATTCTCGAACGAGCGCGCAGCGATTTCTATCCCTTCGGAAGACCGCCGGTGGTTCTGCCTTTGGGCCGATCTGCCGCGTCTGCCTGAATCGGACGCCGTGGCCCTTTGGAACTGGTACCAAAGGCAAGGCGGTTTCGAGGCCGTGGCCGCTTACCTGCATACCCGCGACGTGTCCGCCTGGAACCCGACCGCACCGCCGCCCATGACCGAGGCTAAGGCCATCATGGTGGAACATGGCATGAGCACAGCAGAATCGATGCTTGTGGACATGATGCACCGCCGCGTAGGCGATTTTGCAAAGGGCGTGATCGGAGCCCCCTTCCATGCCCTATGTGACCGGGTGCAGGCCCACATGCCCGCAGGCGTCAAAGTGCCCCAGGCTGCGCTATTCCATGCGCTTAAAGAGGCCGGATGGATTGACCGGGGCCGGGTCAAGTCGCGAGAATTTGACGTTAAAAAGCAGGTGTTTTGCGCGCCAGAACTGGCGGACATGTCCAATTCAGACCTTCGGCGGCTTGTCGCGTGAGGGTAGATTTAACCAAGTCCGAGGGCGAGCTTGCGCGCATCGTAGGCGAGGGCAACATGGTCGCCGGTGTGCGTGAGGCCCTGGCCGCTTACTGGCACCTTTGGCGCTTAGGGTACCGCCCAGGGGTGCCACTGACATTCTGGATGCGCCAGCGCTTCAAAAAGAAGGGACCCCGAAGGGTCCCGAAGGTTTCAGCGATGGCGCCCGAGTATAACCCGGAGCAAGAGGGCAAGGGCAGCGTAGATCAAGGTTGACCATCCCGGCCAATCCACCCCATCCCGGCGTAATCGTTGGGGTCTTCACGCATCGGGATGCTGTCGCGCCACGGCGTGATCTGCCACTCCCCGATCTTCAATGACTTCTCCTCGGTGCGTCCATACGCCCAATCGTGCGCCCACTTCTCGAATGCTTGGACAGTCTTAACGGGGATGTCGGGGTGCGGTCTGCCCTGCCCCTCGTCATCGCCATCGTGTTGCCACCCCCACCAATGGTAGTTGTCACCGGGCGGGGATAGGTTCTCGCCCCACCCAATGTTGACAAGGTACGTCTCCTCCCACCTACCATCCCGACCGACGCGGAACCCCTCGTATTCTTGGTTGTCATCGCGCGCTGTTTCTGCCCTCTCCCATGCTGCGCTCACTGTCTGCACCACGCGGGGCACCATCCACTCTTCAGTGCTCGCATAGCCCAGACCCTCGGTGTCGAAGTCGTCGGACACGCGGACCTCGACCTTGATCGTGACCCCGTCCTCCGACCAGATGCGGGCGCTGGCGATCTCCTTCTTGCTGGAGTACCACCCCGTGTCGAAGGGTTTGTGTGCCTCCAGTGCCTGTCTCAGTTGCGCCTCGCCCTCCTCGTACCAATCGGACAGGCCACAATGTGCGCCGTCCCCATGCTGAAATGCGTCAAGTACTTTCATTTGCTTTTTCCTTCAATATCGGTTTTCACACGTAATCCTCCGCCCGCAGGATATGGTCCTCAAGCCGGGCAAACTGCGCGTTGTTGAGCATTTCCGCGATATCCACGCCCCCGACGAAGACATGGAATATGTCCGCCATTGGCGGCGCGCCGGGATAGTCGGGCTCGATCATCTCGCCCGGGTAAACGTCCGCATGGACCGTCATCTCGAACCCCCACGGGGCGATTGTGTAGGTGTTCATTCGTGTCCCCAGTGGTGCGCGCATTCGTCGCATGATTTGTAATTTGTCTCGATACCCGTTACTAACGCGAACTGAGGCGTGAATTCTTCGCTCCCGCATGCGGGGCAAATTTCAGCGTAAGACTCTTCCCCCTGGGGCTCGTGGCAGGGTTCCGCCCGCAAGGGCTCGAATTGCAGGGTGTGCGATATGTATGAGTCAAACGCCGCAATTTTGCGTGACGTGTTCAAAGCAAAGTACTGACGGACATATTCTGCCGTGCTCATGTCCGGATTGAATACCGGGTACTGGCGCTTTTCCGCGCCTTTGGACTTCTGGCGCTTATGCTTACCCGTCGCTTTCGCATGCGTCGCGAACACGTCGCGGGCGTCCAGAACCGTGTACCGGGTCCGACCAATTGATACGTTTTTCATGGGGTCATTCTCCAAAAGTACAGGATAAAGGGAAGGGCCAGGATACCGGCCACAATGAGGGCTCCGAGGGTATCTTTCATAGGCCCGATACCCGGAAGCATTTACCGTCGGACAACCGCTGTACGTCAACCGTGCCAGGGCCGTGCAGGGCCAGGACACGGCAGCACGTCGGACGTCCGAATAGTTCTACAAACAGAATTTGACCGGGTTTCATGCCAGGAACCCCCCGATTAGAGTGACGGTAAGCCACACAATGCATCCGATAGTTGCGATTACTTTCATGTCATGTACCTCCATTGTCGGACCGGATTGTCCGGAATAGGGGAACAGCCCCTATCCCTGAAAATCACGCGTTACAGCATCCGCAGCATGGTGCATCCTCACAGCGCCCGCGCTTATTGCGGTAATATTCGCGGCCATCGGCGCGCCAGACATCGGACACCCCACGGGCCAGGGACCGGGCCATGTAACGGCCAGCGGCCAATGCCGCATCCGTATCCGATGCCACTAGTTCGGGGTCCATGTCCGCCACAGCCGCTAGCAATTCGGCGCGCCCGCGCCCGTGCCAGACAATGGAATCACCCGGGCGGATGCTGGCGCCGGTACGGATGCACCGGCCAGGATATTTTGCAGTCATTGTTTTCATGCTGACACCTTAATATTGATAACCCGACGCGCATGGCCGGCTGCATGGTCCGCGATAACGATATCGCGCGCCTGGATTGACGTGCCGGAACAAAGCACGCATTTAGCGCATGTAGACTTGCGGCCACCTTCGGCGCTGGCCGGGCAGACTGTCTCGCCCGGTTGACGGTCAACCCCGACGGATACCCGGAACACGCGCATCCCGAGCAAATTTGCCCGCGCGGCCTGTTCGATTGTGTCGGCGCTGGCCATGACGAGCGGGCTCCATGCTTGGACGTCAAAATCCGGACGGTCCCATTGGTGCGTGTAACCCCGACGGCCCGCAGCATACCGGGTGATTTGGGACCACATTGTGACGGGTGCAGCAAACGGATCCCCATAGGTTCCGAGCCGGACGATTTTCCCGGACAATGCGCGGGCGATTGTCGCAGCATCCGCTTTAGTGTAGCGGCCACGTTTATAGGCGTGATAAACCGATTGAACCGATTTCCCGACTTGCACATAACACGGTGCTTTGCCCGTCTCGCGCGCCAATAGCGGACGGTGCTCACACTGGCCGCAAATCGACTCGTCCGCGCCCGTCTGCAATGCTTCTACCGGCGCAACATCGGACCGAATGATGAACGATTGAACGATTGCGCCGGTTTTCGCGTTAGCGGATCCGTCAAGTTTATTGATAATGACGACAATGGGCGCGCCATCGATGGCGGACGGGCCTTCGTATGCGATGAATCCGAGAAAGTTGCTCATACTGTAGTGTCCTAGAGTGAATTGAAGGGGCTGCAGCCCCTGGGTGTTTAAACGCTTTGCATCTCGCCATGATCCGGGCAATGTGGCGCGCCCATGTCAACGAGCCATTTGCCCGCTACCCGCACGGTATACCCGCACACCGGGCAAATGCATTTGAGCATGCGGGTAGATTGTTTCTTTTGAGCATTTGAGGGTACTAAATCCGCGTGCGGGTATGCGCCGAGCCGAGCCAGTACGGGCTCTGCCCATTGTTTAAACGCTTCGCCCGCAACAGTGGCGGTTAATTTTCCCTCCAGCCCAATCGCGCGGGCGGTACGTTTAAACGCTTTGCCGTGTCCGTCGCCCGGGTGCGCGGCATGCACCAATTCATGCGCGAGAATATCGAGCACGCGCGCGCTATCGCTAATCGTCGGGGAAATAAAAATTTCCGCATGTTGATCAGCGCTCGCGCGGGCGGACCAGCATTCGCCGATCCGGCGATTTTTTGCGCTGAGTGCTGATTTTGAGGGAAAGCCACAAGAGGCACGCACGCGCGCGGGAATGGTTGCGCCGTGCTGACTAAACAATTCCCTGAGCGCTTCGGTAGCTTGAGAGAGCCATTGTTCACGGGTGATCATACTGTAGTGTCCTGTAGTTTGTTGCGATGTGATGATTGTACGGGATTGTCTGACACTGTCAAGAATTATTTTCTAGGTGTTTACCCTAGGTGTCCTGGCCAGTGTGGACCATGTGCGGACCATGCGTGGACATCGGACGTGTCCACGTCGCAGCGAGTATCCATGCGGGTTTGCAGCTGTGTGGACAATGTGGACCATTATTCTTTAGATGCTATATAAAAATTAATAAGTATATAGAGAATGGCGCGCCGACGCCGACGCTACGACATTTTGGCGAGAATTCAAACCGCATGGTCCACTGGTCCACATGACCCCCCACAAAAGTACTCATACGTATTGACATACGTAGTGTTGGGTTTTTGCAACAGTAAGGTTTGCGGGTATGGGCTGAAAGCACCGTCCGTTTCTCACACCCCCGCCCGCATGCTTCAAGCCATGCTGTTGTTTTTTCGCAACACTCTGGCCCAATAGCCCCGACGCTATCGTGCCCCCGGCGCTATCGCCCCGCGCTATTAGTTAGTGAGCACTAACCTACATAACCCGTGAGCAATGTAAGCACTCACTTCGCCTAGTAGTTAGTGAGCACTCACTAACATCTGTCAGGAGTGAGCATTCACTATGGGGGGAGGGGGTCTGGCTTGCTGTGTAAATTTGACGGTGCCACCGCCATACCTAAAAAGCAAAACGGGCAAAACAGCCACTAGGCCTTCGCCGTAAGAAAAAGTAGAATCCGCTCACTACTTCCCGGAGGGATAAAAGTGAATCTGCCAAAGACGCTACCGAAGACAGACACGATGCGCCTGAAGGAGCTAAAGGAGCTGCTCCTGAAATCTGGCGGCAAGAGTGTTGTTCAGAAAGTGCTCGACATCGCAATGGATGACGCGCATCCTGGCCAGATGACGGCGCTTAAGATGTGCATGGATCGCACACTGCCCACCAGCTTGTTTGACCGCGAGAAAGGCGCGCGCAGCGCCGTCACGATCAATATAACCGGGATTGGTGAAGCGCCCACGATCATAGAAGCGAAGGATATAACGGATGTCTGATCTGAACTTCCAGCTTCTGCCCTGGCAGCAGCAGGTCTACGCCGATCCCACCCGCTTCAAAGTGATCGCCGCCGGGCGGCGCTGCGGCAAAAGCCGATTAGCGGCAACGACGCTGATCATTGAGGCCCTGAAGTGCCCGCCAGGATCAGCGGTGCTGTACGTCTCACCGACGATGGGCCAGTCGCGCCAGATCATCTGGGACCTGCTGCTGGAGTTGGGGCGCGAAGTGATCTCTGGCAGTCATGTGAACAACCTGGACATCACGATGATCAACGGCGCGCGCATCTATGTGCGAGGCGCAGACCGCCCGGATACGCTGCGCGGGGTGTCGTTGACCTATGCGGTGCTTGACGAGGTGGCTGACATCAAGCCAGAAGCCTGGGAGCAGGTGATCCGGGCCAGTTTAAGTGACCGAAAAGGCCGCGCCATGTTCATCGGCACGCCAAAAGGTAGGAATTGGTTCTACGATTTGTGGCAATTAGGCCAGCAAGAGAGTGATAAGGACTGGAAAAGCTGGCACTTTACGACGAAAGACAACCCTCTGATCGATCCGAGCGAGATTGAGAGTGCAAAAAAGACGCTTTCGAGCTTCGCTTTCAAGCAGGAATACCTTGCGTCGTTTTCAAACGCGGGTTCGGACATCTTCAAGGAGGAGTGGATCCGTTATGGCGAGGAGCCACAGCACGGAAGTTGGTTCATCGCGGTGGATTTGGCGGGTTTTGAGGAGGTTGCCAAGCAAGCGGCCAACGCCAAGAAGCGCCTGGACGAGTCGGCGATAGCGGTGGTGAAGGTGACGGACGAGGGAAAGTGGTTTGTCAAGGAGATTGAGCACGGAAGATGGGATGTCAGGGAGACGGCGGCCAAGATTCTGATCAAGATTCGGGATTACCGCCCCTTAAGCGTAGGGATTGAGCGCGGATCGCTCAAAAACGCGGTTTTGCCCTATCTAAGTGATCTCATGCGAAAGAACAACGTCTACGCCCACATCGTAGACCTGACGCATGGCAACCGAAAGAAGGCAGACCGCATCATTTGGGCCTTGCAGGGCCGCTTTGAGCATGGGAGAATCGTGCTCAATCAGGATGAGGAGTGGGACGACTTCACGGATCAGCTTCTCATGTTTCCGGCGCAAGGCGTCCATGACGACCTGCCGGATGCCCTATCATATATAGACCAGTTAGCGGTCACATCCTACTTCGAGGAAGAAGATCAGGATGACTGGCAACCGCTTGATGTCATTAGCGGAGTGTGACTATGGATTACTACGAGCCTACTGAGGGCGACAAAGAGCTGCTGGCCTTTGTGACGGATCATTGTGACCGCTGGAGGGACTGGCGCGACACGAACTTCCTGCCCGCATACCTGGAGTATGAGCGAATCTTTCGGGGTCAGTGGGCAGCGGAAGACAAGATGCGCGAATCGGAGCGCTCCAAGCTTGTCACCCCCGCCACTCAGCAGGCCGTCGAGACTCGCCACGCGGAGATCATGGAAGCGATCTTCGGTCAGGGCGAGTTTTTTGACATTGAGGATGACATCAAGGACGTCAACGGCAATCCGCTGGACGTTGAGATGATCAAGGCTCAACTGATGGAGGACTTCAAGCAAGACAAGATCAAGAAGTCCATCGATCAGATTGAACTGATGGCCGAAATCTACGGCACGGGCATTGGCGAGATCATCGTCAAGACCGAGAAGGTCTTTGTGCCTGCCACGCAGCCGATTCCGGGCCAGATGGGCCAAGCGGCCATTGGTGTGGTGGAAAAGCCCCGCGTGGCGGTGAAGATCGTCCCGGTCAACCCCAAGAACTTCCTGTTTGACCCCAACGGCACGAGCATCGACGACTGCCTGGGCGTGGCGATTGAGAAATACGTCTCCATCCACAAGATCGTCGAAGGCATGGAGCGCGGTATCTACCGCAAACTGCCGATCCAGCCCGCTGGCGAGGACACCGATCTGGAGCCGACGCAGGAGATCAGCCAGTACGAGAGCGACAAGGTGCGCTTGCTGACGTACTACGGTCTGGTGCCGCGTGAGTACTTGAAGGCCGTGCAGGAGGAAGAAGTCGAAGACCTCTTCCCCGAGGACACGGCCCTTGATGAGTACAGCGATCTGGTGGAGGCCATCGTTGTAGTGGCAAACGAGGGGTTCCTCCTGAAAGCAGAAGAGAACCCCTACATGATGAAGGACCGCCCGGTCCTGGCATATCAGGATGACACGGTGCCTAATCGCCTCTTGGGCCGGGGCACTGTGGAGAAGGCCTACAACATGCAAAAGGCCATCGATGCCGAGGTGCGTAGCCACCTGGACTCGCTGGCCCTGACCACCGCCCCCATGATGGCGATGGATGCCACGCGTCTGCCGCGCGGTGCGAAGTTTGAAGTGCGCCCGGGTAAGGCGATCCTCACGAACGGCAATCCGAATGAGATTCTGTTCCCGTTCAAGTTCGGCAACACCGACGGCGCGAATCTGGCCACGGCCAAGGACTTTGAGCGGATGCTGCTGCAATCGACGGGTACGCTCGATAGCCAGGGCATGGTCAGTCAAGCGGCGCGCGATGCTGGCGGGATGTCGATGGCGGTAGCCACGATCATCAAGAAGTACAAGCGCACGCTGGTGAACTTCCAGGAAGACTTCCTGATCCCATTCATCCAGAAGGCGTCGTTCCGCTATATGCAGTTCGACCATGAG